ACCCTCGAGACCTCACCGGCGTCTTCCTGGACGAGGAGGGCGAGCTCTGGACCCACTTGTGCCTCCCCGCGCGCTTCGAGCTCGATCATCCTCACCCGTGTCCGTTCGACTGGCGGAAGACCCAGGGCGAGCTCCTCTTCCCCGAGCTCTTCGACCGGAAGCGCCTCGACGAGATCACGACCGGCCTCACCGAATACGGCGAAGCCGGCCAGCTTCAACAACGTCCTCACCCTCGCGAGGGCGGGATGATGAAGCGCGACGACTTCAAGATCATCGACGCGGCCGAGGTCCCGAAGGGCGGGACGATCGTCCGCGGCTGGGACCTGGCGGCGACCGACGCGACCGCCGTCGAGGCGAAGAAGGCGGCCTGGACCGTCGGCTTGCGTCTCCGATACGTCAAGCGCAAGATCTACGTCGAGGACGTGATTCGTCTCCGAGGCTCGCCGCATAAAGTCCGGACAACAATAAGAACCGCGGCGGACCAGGACGGGAGGGTCGTCATCATCGACTTCCCGCAGGATCCCGGCCAGGCTGGGAAGGCCCAGGCGCAAGACATCGCCGCGGACTTCCCAGACCGTCGGATCTACTACTCGCCCGAGTCCGGGTCGAAGGAGATCCGAGCCGAGGCGCCAGCGGCACAAGTCGAAGCGGGGAACGTGTTCCTCGTTCGTGGCGCCTGGAACGGCGTCTTCCTGGACGAGGCCGCGGCCTTCCCAGGGAGCACGTTCAAGGACCAGATCGACGCCTTCTCTCGAGCGTATCATCGAGCCGTGAGACAACCACGACGCCCGAGATCGGGCTCGATTAGAGGAGCCGCATGATGAGCCACGACCAGACGACCGCCTTGATCCTCCCGAACTCGACCGCGCCGTTCCAGCCGGGGATCACGACGCCGCCCCAGTCCTCCCAGGGCGGCTCGAACATCTCCGACCCACACCCGGACTTCAACGCCAGGCGCTCCGACTGGGTCCTCATGTTCGACACGAACGAGGGCCAGCGTCATGTCAAAAGCAAGACGACCGACTACCTCCCGGCGACGTCGGGGATGAGGGCGCTCTCGTCGACGCCGAACAAGCTCGACAAGGAAGGCCTCGCGCTCTACGTCGCCTACCTCACCCGCGCCTTCTTCCCGGACCTGGTCAAGGAAACGGTCCGCGCGCTCACCGGGATCCTCGACCGCGAGCCGGCGAACATCGAACTCCCCGAAGCCCTCGAGGACATGAGGGAGCTCGCCACGCCGAAGGGCGAGTCGCTCAACGACCTCCTCGTCCAGATCCACATCAACCAGCTCCTCTACGGTCGCCTCGGTCTCCTCCTGGACGTCGACGCGAACCGGGACCTCCCCTTGATCGTCCGCTACCCGGCGCCCCAGATCCTCAACTGGGACGACTTGACGGTCACGAACGACACGCGGCAACAAGACGATCCGAAGCGGAGCGAGGCCGTCCGCCGGCTCCTCCTGGTCGTCCTGGACGAGACGCGCTTCGAGCGCGACACCGGGAACCGCTTCACCTGGAACCTCGTCCCGCGCTTCCGCGTCCTCAACCTGGGCGAGTCCGAGGGGAACGTCTACACGAGCCAGGTCGAACGCGACGGCGCCCTCCAGGCGGCGATCGTCCCGGCGATCCGCGGGAAGACATCCGAGGAGATCCCCTTCACGTTCATCAACACGACCGACCTCGCGACCCAGCCGGGCGAGGTCCCGCTCATCAACCTCGCGAACCTGGGGCTCGCCATCTACCGCGGCGAAGCCGATCACCGGAGCGCGCTCTTCATGTCCGGCCAGGACACGCTCGTCATCACCGGCTACGACATCTCAAGCGGGAGCTCGGAGAACCCGGACGACAACGCGAGCCCGATCATCGGCTCGGGCGCCTACATCAACCTCCCCGACCCCGAGGCGAAGGCCGAGTTCATCGGGCCCGACTCGAACGCCTTGAGCGAGCAACGGTCGAGCCTCGAGGACGACTACAAGCGAGCCGGCGAGGAGGGGATCAAGCTCCTCTCGAGCGGCGCCGGCGCCGAGGCGGCCGAGACCCTCCGGATCCGAGTCGCGGGCCGGACGGCCACGCTCCAGACGATCGCGATGACCTCGGCGACTGGACTCGAGACGGCCCTCCGCCAGGCGGCGGTCTGGGTCGGCGCGGATCCCTCGGAGGTCAAGGTCGAGCCGAACCTGGACTTCATCACCGAGGACCAGGATCCCGCGGACCTCATCGCCTTCGCCACGGCGAAGAAGTCGAAGGTCCCGCTCTCCTGGAAGTCGGTCCACAACTGGCTCCGCCAGAAGGACTTCACCGAGCTCACCTTCGAGGAGGAACTCGAACAGATCGACGAGGAGGGCGACATGGCGGCCTTCGACACCGGCGGCGACGCCTTCCTGGGCGAACCAGGAGCTCCAGGCGCCGGCGGCCCAGGAGGCCCCGACCTCAACGACCCGGCGATGGTCGCCCAGCGCCAGGCGGCGATCGACGCCGCGAACGGAACGCCCGGCGGCGACCAGGCCCCGCCAGGAGGCGGAGGAGACCAGGGCGACGGCGAGGAGTAGCGCGTGGCGCACACGTCGAACACCGCGATCCGCGACGACCTCATCGTTCACCAGATCCAGATCCTCCGCTTCACGCGGAGCTTCTCGAACGGGATGGTCTCGCTCCTCAACCGGGCCGAGCCCGAGCTCCGCTCCAGGCTCAACGCGCGCCTCGAGCGGATCGCGGCGCTCGGCTGGGACCCTGGGCCGGCGACGACGAAGCGGATGATCCGGACCTCGAAGCTCATCGCGGACATCAACCGGCCGACCTTCAAGGACATCAACACCCTCGTCCGGCGCGAGCTCGTCGGCCTCTCGATCGCCGAGACCCGCTTCATCTCCGAGCTCGTCGTCGACAACCTCCCCGTCATCTTCGACCCGGCGCTTCCGTCGCCGCGTGATCTTCGCGGGATCGTGTTCGCCCGGCCGATCGACAAGCGGATCCTCCGCGACTGGCTCGGGACCTACGAGCTCGGCGACCGCCGGCGGATGATGGACCAGATCCGCCAGGGCCTCGTCTTCGGCGACACGCCGACCCAGATCTCGAGGAGGATCTTCGGGACGCGCGCCCTCGGCGGGACCGACGGCGTCCGGGAGATCACCCGGCGCGGCGCCCAGACTCTCGCCCAGACCGCGACGGCCGCGATCACGAACGGCGTCCGCTCCGAGTTCTTCCAGGCGAACAAGCGGATCATCCGGCGCGAACAATACGTCGCGACGCTGGACTCCAGGACGACGCCGATCTGCCAGTCGCTCGACGGCCAGGTCTTCAAGGTCGGCGAAGGACCACATCCGCCGATCCACATCAACTGTCGGTCGATCCGCGTCCCGGTCATCGACGGGCGCAAGCTCGGCCGGCGTCCAGCGAACCGCGCGACCGAGCGACAACTCCGCGGCCTTCGAGGACCGGCTCGCCGGCGCGCGGTCGAGAAGCTCGTCGGGACGGTTCCAGGGACGACGAACTACACCGACTTCCTCAACCGATCCTCGGCCGCCTTCCAGGACGACGTCCTGGGCCCGGCTCGTGGCCGGCTCTTCCGCTCCGGCGGCCTCACCCTGGACCGCTTCGTTGACAACTCCGGGACGCGGCTCACGCTCCGCCAGCTCTACGACACGGACCCCGGCGCCTTCCAGCGGTCCGGCGTCCCCGCCCCGCGGCTCCCAGGCGCTCCCGTCCCCTCGACGTGATCGGTGTAGATTTGACATAAGTCTCGCGCTATGATCGGCGCGATCCTGTGAGAGGAAGCCCGACATGACCCTCGAAGCCACAATTCAAGACAAGGCGAAGATCCCGGAAGGCCTGGCCGCGCACTACGTCGAGACCGACGGCGTGTTCCACCTGGACGTGACGGGGATGAAGACCCAGAAGGACTTCGACGACTACGCCGAGGCCTTGAAGAAACGACTCACCGACGCCGGCGCCGACTTCGCGAGGAAGCAAGGCTCCGGACTATCGCGGGACGATGTCGTCGAGGTAGTCGAGGGAGCTCTGAAAAAGTTCGCCGGCGGCGTGAAGCCGAAGGGGAACGGGACCGACGGCGGAGATGACGGCGAACCTGGAGACGTGTCCGCGCGTCTCCACGACGTCGAGCGCAACCTCGCCGCCATCACGAAGGAGCTCACGACCACGAAGAAGGAGCGCGACGAGGCGCTGGGGAAGAGCCGAGACACAACAATCAGAACCAAGCTCACCCAGGCCGCGAACGCCGCCGGCGCGACGCCGGAGGGAGTCACGAACCTCGTCTCGCTCATCGAGACGAACTTCGAGGTCGCTCAAGACGGGAGCGTCGTCACTAAACTCGAGGCCGGTCCCGGAGTGAGTCCGAACCAGAAGCCCGAGGACTACCTGGCGGCGGTCGCCCGCGAGAAGGCGTTCCGGATGTTCTGGCCGAAGTCGGTCGGAGCCGGAGCGGATGGCGACGGGGCGGGAGGCCCTGGCGCCGGCGGCGATCTCTCGAAGAGCAACCCCTGGACGAAGGCCGGCTGGAACATGACGACCCAGTCGAAGCTCTTCGTCAACAACAAGACCGAAGCCGAGCGACTCATGAAGGTCGCCGGCGTGGAACTAGGCGCGATCGCTCCCGTGAGGTAGTATCGCGCCTGTAGATGTATCGCCAGGCCGTGAGGGCTCGGCTTATTCACCGAGAAGGAGACCCTCATCATGGCCGAAGTCCGCGTCGCTGACGTAGTAGTTCCGGAGATCTTCGCCCCTTACGTCCGAACCCTCACCGAACAGAAGACCGCGCTCATCGAATCCGGCGTCGTCGTTCGTGATCCAGCTCTCGACGGGTTCCTCGCTGGCGGCGGGACCACTTTCAACGCGCCCTCGTGGCGCGACAACGATGACGACTCGAACATCCTCGACGATCGAGTCTCGACCGATGACCCCGCCCAGATCGCGGCGGCGGCGAAGATCCAGTCGAACCAGGAGGTCGCGACCCGCTTGTCGCGGAACCAGTCCTGGAAGACGATGGACCTCGCGGGCGCCCTCGCTGGGGACGACCCGGCGAACTCGATCGCGGCGAACGTCGCGGCCTACTGGCGGAGACGCCTCCAGGCCGTGTTCGTGTCAACCTGGACCGGCATCTTCGCCGACAACGCCCAGGTCACGCCGAACGACGACCCGCGCGCCGGCATCACCAACAACGCCGCCCAGGACGACCTCACGGTCGACATCTCCGGGGCGTTCACGCCTGGCGTCACGGACTTCTCGGCGGAGGCGTTCATCGACGCCATCACGACCGCCGGCGACTCCCAGAGCGACTTCGTCGTGGTCTTCATGCACTCGATCGTGTTCTCGAAGGCCCAGAAGAACAACCTCATCGACTTCATCCCCGACTCCTCGAACGCCCTCGCGGCGGACATCCCGACCTTCCTCGGGCGGCGCGTCATCGTGGACGACACCATGCCGAACGCGGCCGGCGTCTTCGACACCTGGATCTTCGGCGCGATGGCCTCGCGCTGGGGCGTCGGGAACCCGAAGGTCCCCGCCGAGGTCGATCGTGATCCCGAGCAAGGGAACGGCGGCGGCGGCGAGAGCCTCTTCTCGAGGATCGAGTGGTCGATGCACCCCGTCGGCCACAACTTCCTCTCGGGCTCCGTGGCGAACCCGAACGGCGGACCGACGAACGTCGAGATCGCGAACGGCGTCGCCAACTGGGCGCGGACGTTCCCGGAGAGGAAACAGATCAAGGCCGCGCGCCTTGTGACCACCGAGTTCTAGTTCACCCTAGACGAACCGAGTCGGAGGCCGGCCGTGAGAGCCGGCTCCCCTCAACCAGGAGACCCGACGACATGAGCGACCCGAACGACACGCCCTCGACCGAGGAGCTCGCGAACGAGCTCGCCGCGACTGAGGGAACCGACTCGCCCGAGACCGCCCCAGATCCAGCTCCAGTCGAGCCGGAAGCGCCAGCGGCCCAGGCCGACCCGCCCGCCCCGGATCCAGAACCGGATCCGGCGCCGGCGAAGACGATCGCCCCGCCCCTCAACACCGCCCAGGCCGACAAAAAGGCCGCCGACACAACCAGGCGGAAGAAGGTCATCGCCGACACCGAGACGCCCGAGCTCCCGCTCGATGAAGCCGAGGAGAAGCGGAAGGCCGGGATCCGCGCCGCCATCGAAGAGGTCCAGGAGGCGCTCACCGAAGCCCTCGCTCTCGCCGAGACGTGTCGAGCGGATCTCCGCGAGCTCATGGCCGACCTCTACCCGCACATGGTCGACTCGGACAAGCTCGTCGACTCGGTCCGCGGTCACATCGCGGCCCAGAAGAAGATCCGCGCGAATCGCGCCTCGAACCCCGCCAGGATCGCCGAGATCTTGAAGGCGGCCGGGAGGTCTCCGATCGACCAGGCCTTCCACGTTCAACGCGCCCGCGGCATGGGCCGACCGACTCGCTCCCAGGCGAAGCCAGCGGCCGACAATTCGGGAGGCGGCTCGGACGCGAACGCCGGCTCGGAGTAGAGCATGGCGACGCCGACGGGACGCCCCGCCGATGAGGCGCGCGGCTTCTTCGCTCGTGTGAGACGACGGAAGAAACAAGACCAGAGCGACTTCGACATCGCGGGCCACTTCGCGACGCCGTTCAACTTCGGCGCGGCCCTACCGTCCGCGGCCTTCCCGAACACCTTGACCCTCCCGGCGAACATGAAGATCCTCGCCCAGGTCGTCGCGGCCTCCGCCGCGATCCCCGCCGGCGACACGCTCTTCTCGGACGGAACGGCCCAGGCTCGGAACTCCGAGGACCTGGCCGACCTCACAACGATCCGCGCGTTCTTCGTCGAGTCGCGGATCTTGACGATCACCCGCGGCCCGGCGGTCTCAAGCGGGGCCCTCCAGGTCTTCTTCTTCGGACCGAAGAGCCAGCGGATCCTCATCGGGACGGGGACGTTCTCGTGATGACGTCGACCTCGTCGCCTTTTTTGTTTACTCTTCACCGCGCCAGCGCCAGCAATTAGGAGCCCCTCATGTCAGCACAAGATTTTTTCGAGGACGACAACCTCGACCACTTGTTCACGAACCTCGCCCTCCCGAATGTCGGAGACGCCGCGGGCCTCCAGCCATCGGCCGGCGCCGGGAGCTTCTTCACGTCGCTCCTCACCGCGCTCCCCGCCGAGTCGGTCTCGGACCAGACGGTCAACGAGGCGACCTACGTCCCCTATGCGAGGGTCGGGGTCGCGCGTTCGCTCGCCGGCTGGACGGTCGCCGCCGGCGTAGTCGACAACGACTCGCCGATCACTTACCCCCAGGCGACGTCGGGCTCGGATACCGTCACCCACTTCGGCCTCGGCTTCGCGCTTTCGGGCGCGGGCTTTCAGTCGATGATCGGCGTCCTCGCGAGCGCGCTCGCGATCTCGACCGGGATCACTCCCGAATTTGCCGCCGGCGACCTCGACGTCACGTTCGACTAGCAGAGCACCGACCCGAAGGAGGTCAACCATGCAACTCGTGAATTTTTTGAAGAACACCCGCCGCCTCGCTCGGCTCGAGCTCCGCTCGGAGAGGATCAAGGCCCTCACCGCGCGAGCAACGGAGGCGAAGAACGAGGCCCTCGTCACGCTCTACGCGAAGGAGACGAAGCGGCGAGCCGCCGAGATCGGCTACCTCGCGACCCGAGTCGAAGCCGACCTCGAGGATCATCCGGACTGGGCCGCCCAGGCCTCCGCGATCCGCGAAGCCGTCCTGGACGGAAGCCGAGGATCCGCGAAGGCGAAGGCGCTCATGGGCGCCGCGATCGCCGCGACCTCCGGACCGGCCGCCGCCGCGGCCGAGTGAGCGAGCTCTTCGCGCGGACCGGCGTCTCAGTCGACGCCGACGATGACATCGTCGTCCTCCGTGTCGGGAGCATGAAGGCGCGCTTCTCCTACACGACGGCCTTCCGGATCGCCCAGCGGATGAGGCTCCACGGCGGCGTCGCCGCCAGGGCCGCCGGCGTGAACCCGGTCGACCGCGACATCCTCAAGCGGAAGGCGGACGAGACGAACCTCCGCCCCGTCAAGGGAGGCGACGCTCGGAAGAACGACGCGCCCTGGGACGTCTGGAACGAAGGCGAGCTCGTGGCCGTCCGCTTGAAGACCGTGATCGCGCGCTGGGAGGCTCCGGCCGCGCTCACGATCGCCGGCTGGATCCGCGTCGCTGGCCGCCAGGCTAAACACTGGGCGGGAGACACGTCGAGGACGCGCCGCTTCGCCGGCATCTTGACCGACGCGAACGAGAACGCCAGGCTCGGAGAGTGACGACATGGCGGACGAGACCCGCACGATCCAGAAGGACTTCAACCGCGACCTCCTCCGGAGGGATCTCACGAACTCCGCCCTCCCGTTCGAGTCGCTCGACCTGGCCGGCTTCGTCCGGAAGAACCGCTTCGAGGGAACACCGGCCCCAGGCCCTCGAGTTCTAACCGACGACAAGGTCGCGAACACCCAGGACATCGCCCAGCCCGGCGAGATCCGCTTCGTCTTCACGACCGCCCTCACCGGCGCCGAAGGGGCGGCGCTCGACACCGGCCTCGCGAACCATGTCTCGACCGATCGCCTCGGCCGCCAGGCGCGGATCGACCAGGACCTCGCCGACCTCAACTCGCTCGAGACTAACTGGCCGAACTTCGACTCGTTCACCGACGCCCAGTTCAAGGCCTTCGTCAAGCGCCTCGCTCGGTTCACGATCCGCCGGGCGAGACAAGCCGCGGCGTTCTAGCGCCACGGGGCCTTCTCGTGGCGAACCTCCTCACCGACCTCACCCTCACATCGGCGGCGACGATCGCGAACTCGTTCGCGGACGTGACCGGCATGAGCGACACGGTCACGATCGCCGGGCCGAGCTCGGTCGTGATCCTCATGATGTCGCTCAACCCCGAGATGTTCTCGGGCGACGATTGCGCCGAGTTCCGCTTCACCCATGACGGCGCGCGCGTCGGCCCCGAGGTCTCCGCCTTCTCCGACAACATCGACGAGGGAAGCGGGCGGACGCTCATGTTCGCGATCACCGGCCTCGCCGCCGGCTCGCACACGTTCGCCGTCCAGGGCCAGAACCGCCAGTCGACAATGTTCCTCGACACGAACTTCCCGCGGACCTTCCAGATCGTCGAGATCGAGACCGGCGTCTCGATCCTGGTCGACCTCGAGACCCAGGCGGCCGACACGGCGCCGGCCCTCTTCGGGGACATGGTCGGGCTCTCGACTTCGGCGACGCCTACCGCCGGCGCGCTTCTTCTCTTCACCCACGGGAGCCAGATCGACGGCATCGGCGACGACGAGTTCGCCGAGCATCGGTTCGCGATCGACGGCGTCCAGGACGGGCCGCTCATGCCCCAGGCCGAGGACAACGTCGACGAGACGACCGGCCTCGCGATGGCCTGGGCCGTCACCGGGATCTCCGCGGCGAGCCACACGTTCTCGGTCATGTGGCGCGACGTCGACGGGAATCCGGACATGGACACCGCCCGGCCGAGGACCTTCCAGGTCATCGAGATCACCGCGAACGCCGACCTCCTGGTCGACGTCGAGCTCCTCACGTCCGACAGTTCTCCGGGAACTTACGCCGACATGAGCGGGATGAGCGGGACGCCCTCGATCGACTCGCTCGACTCGGTCGCCCTGGTCATCTCGAACTCGAACCTCCTCCCGGCGGCGGATGATTGCGCCGACCACTTCTTCTCGATCGGCGGCGTCCAGGAAGGCGCCGAGGTCTCGATCTTCACCGACGCGCTCTCGACCCCGCGGGCCGACGCGCTCCTCATGGCGCGCGCCGTGACGGGCGAGGTCGGGGCGACCGCGATGTCGCTCCAGTGGCAAACCAGAACCGGAAGCCCGGACACCGACACCGGACGCCAGCGGACCTTCCAGGTCATCGACCTCGTCGCGCCGGCCGGCAACCTGGCCGGCTCGATCCCGCTCACGCTCACGCCGGACGCTACTCTCGCCGGCGGCGGAGCCCTGGCTGGATCCTCGGACCTCCTCATCACGCCGACCGCGGCCCTCGAGGCCCTGGCCGCGATCGCCGGCGACGTCGCGCTCACCCTCACGCCGACCGGGACCATCGTCGGCGCCTCGATGATCGCCGGCGACATCGCGCTCACGCTCACGCCGGACGGGACCCTTGTCGCGCGTGGAGCTCTCGCCGGATCCGCGGACCTGGTTCTCACGCCGGCGGCCACGCTCCAGGCGCTCGCCGCGATCGCCGGATCCGCGGACCTCGTCTTGACACCGGCCGGAACCCTCCAGGGCCTCGGGGCGCTCGCGGGATCCGCGGCCCTTGTGTTGACCCCAGCCGGGAGCATCGTCGGCGCCTCGATGATCTCCGGGGTCGTGGCGCTCGTTCTCACGCCAGCCGGAACCCTCCGGGGCGTCGGGGCCCTGGCCGGATCGGCGGCGCTTCTCATCACGCCAGCCGGGACGATCCAGGCCCGCGGAGACCTCGCCGGCGTGGCGGCCTTGACGATCACGCCCGCCGGAACCCTGGGCGCCCAGGGCGAGCTCTCCGGGGCCGTGGCGCTACTTCTGACACCGACGGGGACTCTCGGGGCGACGGGCGAGCTCCTCGGGACGGCGGCCCTCGTCATCACTCCGACCGGCGACCTCCAGGCCGTCGGCGGGAACCTGGCCGGGATCATCCCGCTCACCTTGACGGCGACGGCGACCCTCGAGGCCCTGGCCGCGATGGCGGGCTCGGCGAACCTGGTCGTCACTCCCTCGGGAACCCTCCAGGCGACCGGCGGGCTCCTCGGGACGTCGACCTTGACGATCACCCTCGCCGGGAACCTCGAGGCCCTGGCGGCGCTCCTGGGGACCTCCGCGCTCGTTCTGACACCCTCGGGGACTCTCGTCGGCCAGGCCGCGCTCGCCGGGACGATCCCCTTGAGCCTCACGCCGGCGGCGATCCTGGCGGCGATCGGGGAGCTCACCGGATCCTCGGACCTGGTCCTCACGCCGACGGGGATCCTCGGAGGGGCGCAACTCATCGCCGGGACGATCCCGCTCACGCTCACGCCGGCCGGGACGCTCGAGGGCCAGGGAGCCCTCGCTGGATCCGCCGCCCTGGTCATCACGCCGACCGGGAACGTCCAGTCGATCGGAACGATCTCCGGCGTCATCCCGCTCACGCTCGACCTCGCCGGCGCCCTGGTCGCCCGTGGCGCGCTCGCCGGCGGCCTGGCGATGACGCTCACGCCGACGGGGACGATCGTCGCGACTGGCGCGCTCGCCGGCGACGCGACGCTCGTGTTGACACCGACCGCAACGATCCAGGCGATCGGCGAGCTCACCGGCGCGATCGACATCACGATCGACGCGGCCGGGACGATGGTCGCGAAGGCCCTCGCCGAGGGCTCGATC